ATGGTCGCAAAAATGTCAAACAGTGGCAACTGGGCTCAATGTCGTGCTTGGGATAAAGTTGTTGAGTGGAAGCAAGAAGAAGCTAACGAACGCATTCGTAAATTTAGTGGAAAGTTGTCAGTATGAAAAAGACAGAAACAGTTTATAATGTAGAACAGGCATTGCAATTGGCAGTGCTTGTTGATAGTCAGCAAGGATTTATTAAAAGTGGTCATGGGTTTTATGACAGTGATCGTGGCGAAGAAACCAAAGACAATAAAACTGCAATCTTTCACTATCTAAATGGCACTGTGGATATGCCAGTAATTACTGACACACTAAAGGAACGTGCCGCTGAAATCCGTGAGTATTTTAAACAATCACTAGTTGGCAAAAAACTTATGGGCACCCTTAATAGTTTTGAAGATGGTGTTATGAAGTCAATTAGCAACGATATTACTAATTCGTTTGGCATCAGTGTTATTGCTAGTTTGCCTAACAGTTTGCGAGTTGCAAAAAAGCGTGAAGACTTAGACGACTGGTTTGATAACTTGCGTAACAAAAGTGAGTTTGTTGGTAAACGTGGCGACCGCCTGCGTTTTGGTGCATATGTTCGTGATGTAAAATTTATTGCAAAATATGGCATTCACTTAGTAACGTGTGTTGATAAAGATGAAAACATTGTTAAGTTCTTCTTTAGCAAAGAACCTGATATTGCAGGATTACTTGAAGGCCGTAATGTTATTCTTACTGGCAAAGTTAAACAACATGACGTCAGCAAGTTTAGTCAGTGCAAAGAAACTGTAATTAATTACGTAAAAGTAGAAGAAAGTGCTTGACTTATAAAATACTGATGCTATTATGAATATATAAACAGAGCAAATGGAGTGAGAAACAGATGCAAGAAGTAATAGTACATACCGGAACATATCGTAATATGCCAGTAACAGACAAAGTCTTTAAAATGACTAAAGAGTATAAGGACGGCGCAAGCGGACCTTATATCACAGTTTGTGGCAAAGAGCATTCTGATATGCCAGATCGTAATGTCCGTATTAATGTTAAAGGAACAAGTTGCTTTTCATTAATGACAAATGGTGAAGTAGAAGCACCAGAAAAAACTGAAACAGATACACAAATAATTGAAAGACTGCGTGAGCGTTTTCAAGTGTTAGAAGATATGACATACGCATCATGTGATGGTGTTGTCCGTGGTATGGTTGTTACTGGTCCTCCAGGTGTAGGTAAATCCTACGGTGTAGAGAAAGTAATGAACGAAGCGGAAATGATGAATAAAATGGGTGGAGGTACTACAGGTACTGGCCGCAAATATGGAATGGAAAAAGGTGCCGCAAGTGCTATTGGTTTGTACAAGCTACTATATGAATATGCCAACGAAGGCAGTGTGCTTGTACTAGATGACTGTGATAGTGTACTGTACGATGAGACAAGTTTGAACTTGCTCAAAGCAGCACTAGATAGTAGCCCAAAGCGGTTCCTAAGCTGGCGCAGTGAAAGCCGTGTGCTTCACAGTGAAGGCATTCCAGACAAATTCGAGTTTAAAGGTTCAATTATCTTTATTACTAACCTCAAGTTTGAAAAAACACGTGGTAAGATTAAAGATCACCTAGACGCTATTATGTCACGGTGTCACTATTTGGACCTTACACTGGATACAATGCACGAAAAGTGGTTGCGTTGTAAGCAGATCGTCACTGACGGTATGCTGAATGAATATAAATTTAGTGAAACTGAACAATCAGACTTGCTAGATTATATTCACACTAACCGTAACAAGCTACGTGAAATGAGCTTGCGTATGGTGCTTAAAATTGCCGATCTAAAGAAAATGAACGGTGAAAAATGGAAGCGGTACGTAGAAATGACTTGTATGCGCCGTAATTCCTAATAGACAGTGCAATAGTGGACCTCCTCTGTCTGCGTCACTCTCACTCAACGCTATTGCACAAACTAGGGCTCGGTAAGACATCTTACCGAGCCTAATTTATTATAAGTATTATTGACAACCTCCAACATATAGTGTAGAATATAAACATGAAATGTAAAATTATCCTTAAAGATGAAGTGAACTGTAAAGTCGAAGGTCTCGACTTACAAACTCGTCGCAAATGCGAACAAAAACTAAAATTCTTTTTACCCTATGCAAGACATGTACCTGCCTATAAACTAGGTCGTTGGGACGGTTGTGTAGGTTATTTTACTATGGGCGGCAACACATTTGTAAACGCTCTTAGTCATATTATTCCAATTCTTCAAGAACAACGTTACGATTTTGATATAGAAGACAACCGTAATAGTTGGGACTTGAAGTTTTCAGAAGTGACTGAAGATCACTTTAGTGATCGAGTATGGCCAGACAAACATCCAGCCGCAGGACAGCCTGTAATGCTACGTGATTATCAAGTAGACATTATTAATAAGTTTATTAACAATACACAAAGTATTCAGGAAATTGCTACTGGTGCAGGCAAGACATTAATGACAGCCGCACTTAGTAATCTAATAGAGCCATATGGGCGTAGTATTGTAATTGTGCCTAACAAAGACCTAGTTACACAAACGGAAGCAGACTACACTAACTTGGGATTAGATGTGGGTGTGTACTTTGGTGATCGAAAAGACTTTGGTAAAACACATACCATTTGCACTTGGCAAAGTCTAAACATCATGGAAAAGCGTTTCCGTGATGGTGAACAAGATTGGGGACTAGACGAGTTTGCTGAAAACGTAGTATGCGTTATGGTAGACGAAGTACACCAAGCTAAAGCAGATGTACTTAAAAAACTACTAACAGGATCATTCCGTAATGTTCCTATTCGTTGGGGGCTAACTGGCACAATACCCAAAGCAGACCATGAGCGTCTGAGTTTAGAAGTAAGTTTGGGAGAGGTTGTGCATCAGTTAGCGGCAAGTGACTTACAAGAACAAGGTGTACTAGCACAGTGTGACGTTAATATTTTACAATTACAAGATAGTGTAAGCTATGGAAACTATCAGAGTGAATTAACATACTTGACAACTGATAAAAATCGTTTAGACTACTTAGGAGACGTCATTGCTAATATGGCTGAAACCGGCAATACACTTGTACTAGTAGATCGTATTAAAGCAGGCGAAGGTTTAGTTGAGCGTTTAGGTGAAGACGTAGTGTTTATCAGTGGTAGCATGAAATCTAAAGATAGGAAAGATGAGTATGATGAAGTTAGTGAAGCAAATAACAAAATTATCATTGCAACCTACGGTGTGGCTGCCGTGGGTATTAACATTCCACGTATTTTTAATCTGGTTCTTGTGGAGCCTGGCAAGAGTTTCGTAAGAGTAATCCAAAGTATTGGTCGTGGCATACGAAAAGCTCAAGATAAAGACAGTGTTCAGATATGGGATATTACTAGTAGTGCAAAATTTAGTAAGCGTCACTTAACTGAACGCAAAAAGTTTTATAAAGAAGCAAATTATCCGTTTAGGGTAGAGAAAGTAAACTATAAATGAAAATATTAACAGTAGACAATGAAAGTTATGATTTAGACTACGTACCAGAAGAAATTGAAGACATACGATATTGCGTGTTAGACTACAGTGATAAAGACAACGCAGACTATATTTTTGTGCCACTGGTATTTTTAGAAAGTTTTAGTTGTCCTGCAGCAGTTCTTAGGATAGGAAAACACACAGTTAGTGTGCCACTGGATTGGAATATAATTGTATGTGATCCAATGGTGGGAGATCCAGAAGTATTGCCAATTACAAGTTTAAATGATCGTGGATTTAAGGCATTTATGATTAATCCAATTAGTGGATTTATGCCCGAATTTACAGAAGTAGAAATAGTAAACATTTATCAAGATATGAAATGGTATTTCCCTAAATTAAAATATGGACATATACTAGCAGTGCCAATCGAAGATACAGAAAAACCCAAGTGTGTTTATTTTGTAAAAGAGACAGCTAAAATACCTGATATATTAAGTACGGACGATTTGTGGTAATGAGTAAAAAAACGTGTGATGCTTTCTTTTGTACCAAACGAGTACCTGCCAAATATAGATATTGTTATGATTGTGCCAAAGTAAAAGGACACATCGGTGGTAATGGCATTGGGTTGTTTGGATGGTTGTTTATAATATTCATTGTATGGGCAATATTTTTATGAGTGGACAAAGAAGATTTTTAAAGGTTTGGGCTAGAACAGTTGGTATGCCAATTGGCGTTAGCGATGATGATAAGCCTGAGTTTTTACCTATCACACAAAAAGATGTAAGACGTGCATTAGCATTTAGAACGTTCTGGATTGTCTTGCACATTGTCACATGTTGTGCTATTATAGCTGGTAACGGAAGGACACTTGGTATATGGTAGATAAACTAAACATCAAGAACGAAATGCGAGTCTTAGACACTAGGGATCGCAAATGGTGGGGAGAATTAACTCCTGAAGAAACTGCTGCAATGAGCAAAAGCATGTGGACACAAATGCGTTGGGCTAGTAGTGTTAAAGGATCAAACGCCGCCCAATACTTGATGTTAGTTAATGAGTTTACTAATCTACATTTTAACTCACTTGCAAAACATCCGCAGTTACAACATCAGTTATTGCAACTTGCAGGAAGTGGTAAGACACAATTTCATGAATGGATCCCTCCAGGAAAACGTGGCAAAAAGAATAAACTTGCTGAATGGCTTATAACACAATATCCAGAACACAATGATGATGAGATTGCAATACTTGCTAACTCAGCTGATAAGAAAGAATTACGTGATATTATGGAACAGCAAGGTATGACTAAAAAAGAAATCAAAGAGCTGCTGAAATGAAATGTGAATATTGCGGCAAGACGTTTAAGCGTGAAAGCACACTTATTTCGCATACTTGTGATAAGAAACGCCGTTGGTTACAGAAAGATTTTCCTGAAACTGTAGCTGGATTCAATGCATTTGATTTGTTTTATCGTTTGGGTATGCAAAGCAAGCCTAAAGAATATTCACACTTTGCTGACAGTCAGTATTTTAGTGCCTTTGTAAAGTTTGGTAGTTACTGCATTAATACTAATGTTATTGATCCAGAAGCATATACTCGTTGGCTTATACGTAGGCAAGCAAAACTCAAAGACTGGGCAACTGATAGAATGTATATGTTGTTTGTAAGGGATCATTTAAAGAAAGAAACCGTAGGCAGAGCACTAGAACGATTTGTAGAATATGCCAGTAAGACGTCTTACTTTGATACATTCTGGGAAAGTGCTGGCGGCTATGTTATAGCAGACTGGGTTGAGAGCGGAAAGATATCTCCCTGGATTATAATTTGCAGTAAACGAGCACAAACTGCACTAAACAACATGAACGAAGAATGCTTTAATCGAGTAGCAAATAGTATTGATGCCGGGCACTGGGGCAAAAAAACACAACAACATCCACAAGATACATCCTGGATTAAACATATAATAGACGGAGATAGCATTGAATAAGATATATAATAGTGTAATAGATTTTTTTAAAGATAGTTACAAGTTTTCGCCGTTTGCGTTTTACTGTGAACTAATTGAAGCTGTAATGCTAATAGGTGCTAGTGCAGTGTTAACCGTTACAGTATTGGATCCAGCAACTAAGATCTTTATTCCTATGTATTTGGTAGGCAGTATACTTGGTGTAATTAGCACATGGATCAGACGAGCAGGCTTTGCTATTGTACTAACAGTATGGTTTGTTGTAATGAATAGTATCGCTATGGTACAGTTATTTTGGTTAGGATAGAATATGCCAGATATTGATATAGATTTTGCTGATAGAAAA